CGTATCAAGAAGACATATCAGCTTTAGATATTCAAATTGATGCAACTGAAACTAAAATTACACAAATACAAAACCAACATGAAGAAGATCTTAACAATATTGAGCGTTTTACTGTTACTGACCTTGACGAGTTTTTCGCAAACCGATACAAGAAGTAGTGAAGATTCTGTTGTAGTTTTACCATATAACATAGCACAACAGATAGCAGAAGATTTAATTAAGTATGATCATTGTACTGAAATACTTGACTGGACAAATAGAGCATTAGATTTAGCTAACGAAAAAATAGCAAAACAAGATAGTCTAATAAAACAAAGCACAGAAAAATCAATATTGTGTAGAAAACAAGTTGATGCTCAATCTCAAAAGATCAACATATATGTTACCGGATTAGAAGATCTGCAAAAGCAAAACGAAAAGCTCAAACGTAATCAACGATGGTTAGGAGCAGGATGTGGTGCAGCAATCTTAACTACTATTTTGGTACTATTTATAAGATAGAATGAGCAATGTAAACTTGAAGCAACTGATCAAAACTGAGTACGTAAAATGTGCTAAGGATCCAGTATACTTCATGAAAAAATATTGCTTGATCCAGCATCCTTCCAAAGGAAAAATACCATTTAAGCTATATCCATATCAAGAAGAGTTGACTAATGATATGCAAGAAAATGATAGGGTCATTATCTTGAAATCCCGACAGTTAGGAATATCAACACTATCTGCAGGATATTCTTTATGGACAATGTTATTTCATAGCGATAAAAACATACTTGTTGTTGCAATCGATCAGAATACATCAAAAAACCTTGTAACAAAGGTTAGTGTAATGTTTGAAAATCTACCAAGTTGGCTACAACTAAAAACAACAGAAAAAAACAAACTGTCACTTAGATTAACAAACGGATCACAAATAAAAGCTGTAGCAAGCTCTGGAACATCAGGACGTTCAGAAGCATTATCTTTAGTTATTATTGATGAGGCTGATTATAGGTACGTATTGAAACCTTACGGAAAATCACGTAAGAATTTCCCTTCCCAGATGCGTAACTATCCCATAATTAAACCTATAATCGATTTACTTCTAGGCGAGAAAGCCAAACGGCCTCTCAATTTCACTGTTACAGTACAAAATGCTGACTCTGTAAGTATGAAAGAAGAGGCTAAGAAAGAAATGATAATGAGAAACTTTCAAGCCCAATTTGCTAACACTATGTCGGAGAAAGGAATGGCTCCAAACATGGAACAGCAAGAAGTACAATTACCAGGCCATATCTTAGAACAATTTGAACTTAGTTATGTAGATAATAGAGCGATTAAAGGTCAAAACGCTATAAACTATATAATGCAATACAATGAAGTGCCTGATAAGTTTAACAAGGGTTGGTTTCATTTTTTAGTAAGTGGAGAAGTATATACTCGAAGAGGTGTGCTTAATAATGAACCTTATTATGAAATATTAAATCCTTTAGATGTAGATTATGACCTAGATCCAGATTTAGAATTTGTAGAAGATGGGGATTGGGCATTAGTTAGAAAATATGTACATGCATCTACAGTTATAGATCATTATTACGAGTATTTATCTGAAAAGCAAGTTTTAGAATTAGAAGATCCTAAACATTCTGAATCAGATTCTTATTTTTTATACGCAAATAATTTACATAAAGATCCAAATGCATTTAGAAACAGATTAATAGAAGTTGTAAATGTATACTGGAAATCTAGAAAAAGAATTGGATTCTTAACCTACATGGACCCAAATACAGGAGCTATGGAAGTTATGGAAGTAGCAGATGGATATAGAATGCCAGCTGAAGTTAGAGAACAGGGTGGTACACTAGATTGGAAGTGGGTTAACGAAGTGTGGGAAGGTACTAGAATAGATGGTAGAATTTATACTAAGATACATCCTATCGTAAACCAAAGAATGTCATTAGACAACCCATCAAAATGTAAATTACCTATTAACGGTAGAAGATATTCTGATATAAATACAAAAAATATTTCACTTGTTGAATTAGGTATTGCATATCAGTTAAATTACAATATTTACAAGTATAGATTAGAATTAGCTATTGCAAGAAGTAAAGATATTATTGCACAGTTTGATATAAATATGATCCCTAAGAAATGGGATATGGATAAATTTATGTACTACGTAGAAGGTTCAGGTATTGCTTGGGTAGACTACAATAAAGAAGGTATTGCGTTAAATCCGCAACATCAATCTGTACTAGATATGTCTATTAGAACAATAGAGCAATATATAGCGCTTCTAGAATCTATAATGCAAGAATGGGAAAAGCTAGCAGGTGTAAACAGACAAAGACAAGGTCAAATAGGAAGTTATGATGGTAAAGCTGCAAGTCAGCAAGCTATTGTACAATCATCTCATATTACAGAAGATTTGTTCCGTAAATTTAATAGAATGGAACAAAGAGACCTTCAAGCATTATTGGATTACTCTAAAGAAGCTTGGCTTGCAGGTAAGAAAACTATGTTTGTAATGCCTGACGGTACTACAGAATTTTTAGATTTACAAACTATGCAGCACATGGAATCTGAGTATGGAATATTTTTATCAGACTCTGGTAAGGATCAAGATAAGCTAGAGGCAATCAAAGCTCTATCACAATCTATGGTTCAGAATGGTGTTAAAGCTTCTACGGTTGCTGAGATGTTTGATTCTGAAAGTTTTTCTCAAATTAAACTTAAAATTGCATCTGCAGAAAAAGCACAAGAAGAATTAGAACAGCAACAACAACAAGCTCAACAGCAAGCTCAACAAGCTCAGATACAACAAGAGCAAGAAAAGATGGATAGAGAGGATGCGAACAAAGAAAAAGATCGTGAAACTCAAATTAAGGTTGCAATGATACACGCAAGAGATAATGATACGAATGCATCATTAAATCTACAAAAAGGAATGCGTGAATTAGATCTTAAAGAGCGTGAACTTGATATTAAAAATAAAGAAGCAGACGAAAAATCTAGATCTAATAAAGCAAGTGAAAGCGCTAAAAGAGCAGATACAAAATCAAAAGAACGAGTAGCAAAATCAAAACCAGCTAATAAAAAGTAATGGATAGTAAGCAGCAAATGGAAATTATAAAATGGGCCATTGCTAATAATTACAAAGGCTCCGTTACAAGGTTGATCCAGCAAAAAATGCAGGAGCAACAACAACAGCAACAACCTCAACAAATGCAAGAGGGTGGTGTAAAAGTTGCTAATACCCCAGAAGAACAAGAACAAGGATTACGAAATGAGCCGGAAGGAACATCTATGATGTTTCCAGATTCTACTGCTACAGAATTTAATACTGTTGGTATGGATTACCCAATAGATATTAAAAAGTATGATAGAGGTGGTAATTTAGTTAAATCTTACGAAAGTGTACCTCCAGGCGTAGGTAGCCTACCTATGGGACCTAATCCAGGAACAGTTTTAGAAACACCTGCTGAGTATCAAGAGGGAGGCGCTAAAAGAGAAATGGTGCAAGCTAGTAATGGTGCTATGGTTCCAAAAGATATGCTTAAAAGTTATGAGCAATCTTTAGCTAAAGTGCAAGTAGAAGAGTTTAACACTACCCCTATAAATGAAACTGCTGAAACCGGTCTTAGTTTTTTGCCAGGTTTTGGAGAAATAATTGATGCTAAAAACACACTTACAGATTTATCTAAAGGAGATTATGGTGGCGCAGCTGCAAACGCAGCAGGATTTTTGATACCTTTTGTACCTGGAAAATTAGTTAAAAAAGTTGCTTTAAAACCTATTAAAAAACAAGTTGAAAATTTTAAAGGTTTGTTTACAAAGGGTGGTAAAGAAACTACTTCAGAGATAATAAACGCACCAAACCCAACATATAAAATACCTCATCATACCCCAGATGCTCCTATTACAACTGGAGAGGATGTTCACAAATTAACTAAAAATGTTATTTCTGATTTTCAAGCTCAAACTGTAGAAAACTTAAGCACTCCTTCTCTTAAAGAAGTGGCAGAAATTAACTACAAAGATATTACGCCTTTGGGTGATGTTGGAGAACTTGGAGGTAGAGGTACAAGCGGCAGACATTTAATAAATGTAGATATTGGTAATGGTCAAAAGGTTACAATGTATAGATCTACTAGTTTAGCAAACAAAACACTTACAGACCCGATGACTAATAAAGTTGTAAGTTCTCAAGGATTTTATAGTCCATTTATGGGTACTGCAGATGTTGATATTCCAGGGGGTGGACCTTGGGCAGATAATTATGGATGGCAAGTAAAAGGTGAAGGTTGGGATAAAGGTTATGGCAGTAAATGGATAGAAGGTTTAGGTCATCATTTAAAAAGATTAGATTTAAGTGAAACCGCTGAGCGAATGAATAAAATTGTGGATGAAGGTGGTATTAATCCTACATTCTTTTACAAAAAAGGAGGACCTAAAGGTAAAAAGTCTTCTGATAAGTATGGTACTACTTATGAAAAAGATCCAGACGTAAGTTTCTCAACAGGACTTGATGACACTTATAATATTTCACCTAGAATACTAAAAGATACTCTTAAGTTAGTAGACAATAAAACAATACCATCTGCGGCATATTCTAAACTTGTTGGATACGAGTTTTTTAAAGATAACGTAAGAAAGAATGATTTAGATGCACAAGAAAAATTAGAAGGCTATAGCCCAGGACGCAAAGAATTAATGAAAGCTTTAAATACTGTTATTCCTGCTTCAGAAAAATTAAGTGATGAAGAGTATGCTGGTTTACGTAATGAACTTTTACGCATATACGATACATATAAAGACTTTGACTCTCTTTCAGATATACCAGCAGCTTATAGAGCAGTTAAGAATCAAGACTTGTCAGCTATTAAGCCTTACAGAGAAAAAATGGGTTTGTCAAAACAACAGTTGCTAGACTTGGTACAGGTGCCAGAAGGTGCTGGTAAGATAAAAAGAAAAGCAATAAACTTTGTCAAAAGTGAAATGGCTAAGAAAGAGTTTCAGGATGGTGGATATTTAGAAGGACTTCAAAATTGGGCTTCTAAAACAGGATTAAAAACTGCAGGTAAAAAAATATTAACTAAAGGCGCCCAACTAATGAAAGTAGCTAAATCTACAGCAAAACCATTATTAGGAGCAGTAGCTATGGTTGATCCTACAAAAGATGCTAGTGACATGCCAGCTCTGTGGGGGACAGGTGCAGCAGGAGATCCTACAGCACCTAAAATGGATTTTAATAAAGTATACCAAAGAGGAGGATTTAATATTTCTAGAGATAAATCTGTAAACAAAGCTTTTAAAGTAGCAGCTGGTACATTTTTAGGTAGCGCAGGAACAAGATGGATAGCTCCACAAATACAAAATAAAAGAGCAGATAAAAAAGCTTATAAAGACTATATTGCATTTGCAGATGCTAATAGAAGTGGTAGACACGATACTTATGAAGATTATTGTTTAAGTGGAGATTGTCCTCAAGTCCCTACTAATGCACATACTTATGAATATTGGAAAAATCATAATAATCTAATGTTTCAAAATTTTTACAGACAAAAACACGGCTATCAAAAAGATAATGTAGGAAAAGAAGCGTTAGGTCCAGCTATAGTTCAAGGGGGTAAAGATGCGCTAACAGCAGGACTTTTAACTTATGGAGCTGATAAACTTTTGGATAAAACAAGGTGGGGTAGAAAATTTAAAAAGAATTTTAATCTAAAGTTAGGATTGTATCAGAAAGGTGGATTTGATCAGGCTAAAGATTTATTTAAAAATTTAAATTATAAAAAAGCTATTAAAGCTACACTAAACCCTAGCAATTGGTTTGATGGTGAGAATGACTTTTACAAAGAATTAGCTCCACAAAATTTAAGAATGTTTACAAACAGAATGTCTGGAGATTCAGAAGAAATAACTGAAGACTTTTTTACAGAGGCTGAAATAAATAACATGAGAACATTGCTTGAAAATAGAAGAGGTACAGAAGATTTTACTTTAACTGATCCTGATTTTGAAGGAGAAGTATTTAATAAACCTTCAAAAGATATGATGCATTATACAGATTATCACAAAGACGAAGGTGCTTACAAGGTGCAGCAATCTACTATGGCTGACAAATTAAGTGATCCTGAATTACAAGTATCTACAAGTTTTGGTACTAGTAAGGTAACAGAAGACGAAGATTATTATTACTTAAATGATACATATGATTTTAGTTATGATGAGGAAATGTACAACAAGTACAAAGACTCTCAATACTCAGATCCGTATAATTATTACAGATGGGTAGTTGCCCCTAAAGTTGCTGGCGACAAACAAGCTCAAGAAAAGTTAAAAAATGAATCAGAAATTCAAAAAATAAACATTAAAATAGCAAAGAAAAAGACAAAGTGATATATAATAAAGGAAACTTCTAAAAATAAAAAACTATAAAAAATACTATTATAATTTGTATTTTTGTAAATTAATAAAACTAAATATATATGGACCCAAATGAAAAAATTCAACTAGACGACATTACCTTTGATGATGTAATCGCAGGAGATGGAGTTACAGTTGAGGAAGTACCTACAGAAGACGTAGTTGATGAGGTACAAGAAGATGTAGTCGAGGAGCAGGACGATGCAATCGATGAATTAAGTATTGACGATGACTCTGAAGAAGAATATGAAGAAGATGAGGATGATGATGAAGAGTATGAAGAAGATGATCAAGAAGAAGACGATCAAGAATACGAAGAGTCTGACGATGATTATGAAGACGAGTCAGTAGTAAATGAAATATTGGATAAGCTAGGATATGACAACGAAGGTGTTGATTATCCGGATACAGCTGAAGGTTTAGCTAACCTTACATCAGATTTAGCATCTAAAATGGCAGATGATAGAATCGATGATGTTTTAGAAAACTTTCCACTTGTTAAACAACATTTAGAATATGTTTTATCAGGTGGGCAGTCTAGAGAGTTTATGAAAGCTAATGACCCTACAGAAGATTATGGATCTTTTGCATTACAAGAAGATGATCACAGATCTCAAAAGGGAATATTAGCTGATTACTTTACAGTTAAAGGCCACGATCAAGAGTTTATTACAGATATGATAAACGATTTAGAAGATAGTGGTAAGCTATATGATAAAGCGAATATTGCAAAAAATGCTTTAGCTAAAATGCAAGATGCGCAAAGAGATCAAATGATTGAACAGCAAAGAGCAGAGCAAAGAGAGCACGAAGCAAGTTTAAATGAGTTTTGGGCTGGAGTTGCTAACACACTAAGTGATAACGACGAATTAGCTGGAATATCAATAGCAGGAAGAGATAAGGAAGACTTTTTTGATTACTTAACAACTCCTGTAAATAAACAAGGTCAAACTCAAAGAGATGTAGATCATTCTAGAGCTGACTTAGAAGTAAAATTAGCTATCGATTATTTAGTATATAAAGGGTTTAACCTTAACGATATAATTGATACAAAAGCGCGAACTAAGAGCGTTAAGTCTTTAAGAGACAAGATTGGGCGACAAGAAGAGTACGTTAAAAGTGCAAGAAAATCTTCAAGACGATCTAAGAATGTTAATTTAGATGATTTAGATCTTAGTATATAAATGGCAATTTTAAAATGCAACTTAACCTTATAAAAATAATAAATTATGTCAATTAACGGTACGAACATCAGCGTTCAAAAAACGTTTTACAACGATTCGCAAATGACAGACATGAACAGTCTAGCAAATGCATTGTTGACAAAACCAACCGAGTTGTCTCCTATTATTACGCATTTGGCAGGTAAAGATGATAAAAGATTCCCATTATCTTTCTTAACGGAAGGAGTTGGAAATACTAAATCTATTGACCGCCTTGAGTACGAATATCGAGTAGCAACTCATCGTCTAAGAACTAGACCAGTAGCTAATACACCAGCTGTAACAGCAAACGTTGGTCTTGGGGGAGCAACTTTCGAGTTAGAATTCCCTGATAAACATTTTGTATTTCCATACGTATTAGTATCTCAATCAGGAGTACAAGCGCGTATTATGAAAGAACCTCAGCAAGTAGCTGGAGGATCAGCTTGGAAATACACTTTACAATTAGTAAACCCATCAGCTACAGCAACTATTCCTGCTGCAGACATTACACAAGGAGCTCTTTTTGCTCAAATGTATGCGCCTGTAGGAGTTGATTTCTCTCGTGGAAATGCTTCTAACTGGGAAACTCCAGGTAAAGTAAGAAACAAACTAACTACAGTTCGTAAATCTTACCACATGTCTGGTAATGCTAAAGATTTTGTAGCAGAATTCTCTTTACCAACTAAAGGTGGATCTACTACTAAACTTTGGATGGATTATGAAGAGTACTTACACATGCTTGACTTTAAAGAAGAGTGTGAAATGTATTATTGGTACGGACAAAAAACTTACGATTCTAACGGACAAACTTTCATGAAAGATGAAAATGGTCAGCCAGTAATCGTTGGTCCTGGTCTATTAGAGCAAATTGTTGTTAAAGACACTTACTCTACTATGACTGAAACAAAATTAAAAAACATCATTGGAGACTTATTCTACGGAATGACTGATGCAGCTCAAAAGCAAGTTACATTGTACACAGGTACAGGTGGTGCTCGTGAGTTTGATGAGGCTCTTAAAAATCACTTTGCAGGAACCGCAGGAAACTGGAAAGTAGGTGGAGAGAATCGTTTCATTACTGGTTCTGGTCGTTCACTTGGTTTAACAGGATACTTCAACTCGTATGAGCATATTGACGGACACACAATCAACGTGGTTAAATTACCATTGTTTGATCATGGTGCTGTTGCTCAAGCGCGCGCGAAGCACCCTGTAACGGGATACTCTTTAGAGTCTTACCGTATGGTGTTTGTTGACCAATCAAACTATGATGGTCAAAACAATTTACAGATGATCTCTAAGAAAGGCCGTGAGGCTATGAGATGGTGTGTAGCAGGTTCAGTAGTTCCTAAAGGATTTGAATCAACATCCGCTAGAGCTTCTGACGTTGACGGTGCATCCGTACACATGTTAAAGACAGCAGGTATCGCGCTACGTCGTTTTGATACTTCTCTTGACATTGAGTGTGTTGCATCATAAATTTGGCGGTAACGCAGTCTATATATTGGTTTTTAGTTAGGAGTGTGGGGGTTCGCCCCCGCCTCTTAATTTTAAATATAGGAGAGTTATTCTTTCCACCCTATTACTAACAATTAAAAAAGAACTGAAATTATGAGTAAAAAAGTTTACCTAAGGAGAAAGGACCTATTAGGTCACTTACCTAAACAAGTAAGAGCTGAAGCTATTATTAAATTAAGTAGTGTTTATGTAAATAGACAACCACTTAAAGGTTTTAGCAAAGAGGATGAAAAAAAGTATTTGGACGGAATACTAGATGTAAATGCAGATCATGCTGATTGGCCAAAACATTCTAAACAATTCTGGGCAGATCTTACAATACCTGTAGGATTTACAGGCGTTGAATTTGAAATTGGAAAAGATGATGAAGGTAATCCAATAAATATTACCGATTTTATTAAATACAATTTTGCACTTAAGCATCCGCATGTAGCACTTACAAAAGAAGAAATGGATGGAAATTTCAACAAAAGATTTTATATTCAAGATCTTTCTAGAGAAGACAAGAATAAAAATAATGAAATCCAAATGAAAAAAGATGCTGACAAAGCATTTATCAAAGTTTCTTCTGATGACGCTAATATGAGAAGAATTTTAAGACTTATGTCTAATAGTAATCCTGACAGATTAACTACAGAACAAGTTGAAAATGCTCTCTATGAGCTTAAAAACTCTAAACCTAAACAATTCATTAGAGTTGCAACTGATAAAAATTTAGAATTGAAAGCAGAAATCGAAGAAATGGTTACAGCTGGAGTTTTAAGAAAAATTGGAAATCAAGTTGTATTTATCGATGAGGTTTTAGGAGAGACTATGGAGAATACAGTAGTTTACTTGAAAGACAAGAAAAACTCTGGAACATTAACTATTTTAAGAGCAAAACTTAAAGAGTTATCTTTAGTATAATATGACAGTAAACGAAATGCATATAGCTATTCAGCAAGGAGTGGATAAAATAAATTCACTCCAAGCTGATATGCTTTTACCAGAAGAAATTGACATTGAGCTTAACAAGTCTCAAATGAAGTTTATACAAAATAAGTATAACCCAGGAAATAAATATGGTAAAGGATTTGAAGAGTCACAAAGAAGAATAGATGATATTAGAGTTCTTTTGACAGAAGCTAGTTTGGCTTCAGCATTTAAAGAACAGTTATCTAGCAAATTTTTTGTAGATACAGTTACTCTTCCTGGTAATTATATGCATATGGTTAATCAAAGATCTAGAGTTAAGATAAATGATTGTAATCCTATAGCCTTTGATGCGCAAAATTTAGGAAGTGGTGTTAACTATTTTGAAGTACCTCTTTCTGTTATTACGCTTGAAGATACAGGATTTATACATTCATTAGTAATGATGACAGATCCTAACGATCTTACTACTGAAAATTATTTAAATACTACAATCTGGGAAATACCAGATAATGTTAATTTTCCACAAGATATTAATTTTGTAATTGAAAATTTACTAAACCCAAGTAGTTGGGCAGAAGGAATAAGTATTTATTGGGAACAATTTGGAGAATTAGAAACTCCAGATAGCTTTATTGTAATTGTTAATCAGACAATCTATCCACAGTTTAACTGGGATGGATCTATTACTAACCCTTACACTAATATAAGCACACCAACAACACTCAATGCTGTAAATGCAACTAACGAAATATTAACAGACTCTGGAGGAAATTTAATATCAATCCAAGGAGACTTTGAAGATGATGTTGTTGGGGCGTCGAGAGTAGCAACAGAATATACAGAAATAATAACTGCACAAAATAAGTTTGTACAGCAGGATGATATTTTTACATTGCTACACGACCCATTTAATACTACAAAACATACAAAACCTTTAACTACAATAAGAAATAACAATATTGACATCTACACGAATGATATATTTATAACAGATAGTGTAGAATTATTGTACATAAGAGAACCCGCTGAAATTTCACTATCTTTGGGGGTTAATTGCGAACTACCAATTCATACACACCAAGAAATTGTTGATATGAGTGTAGCTAGCATTTTAGAGGGAATTAGTGACCCTCGATATAAAACTCAAGCTTTAGAGCTTGGTAAAAATGAATAATTATTAATAGTGACAAAATAGTCACACAAAATTAAAAAAAATGGCAAGACATTTAATTATTGGAGATGGTACAGCGTACGGTGTAACTAATGGTTTAGTTGACGACGGTGCAATCTCTATTCAAAAAATGAGCGCTACTGGTCCTACAGAATTAGTTTTGGGAGATACTTTTATGGATGCTCCACAAATCAGAATTATTGCAGGAGGTAAAGACGGTAAAGATATTGTAACTCCTTGGATTTACGGTAAAGATGTAATTGACTACAGTGGAAAATCTTATGCAGCTGCAACAGCTTGCACAGTTACTGACACAATTGCAAATGCAGCGGGCTCAGCAGGAGACTTGGTTCTTAAGTTTGTAAGACTTGATGGCCCAAAACCAGAATTCTTTAGTTTTACAACAGAGATTCCTAATGGTACAGCAGCAGCAGCTGCAGACGCACTAATAAAAACAGCTTATGAAGCAGCGATTTTACCTGATTGGTTAAATCCAGTTGCAGATGCTACAGCAGGTTCAACTGTTGTATTTTCAGGAGCTATTAGAGGTGATGTAGCTCAAAGTGGTAACACTTGGGATTATGGTCCAGTTAACATTGAATTAATTGTAGAAAGTTATAGTGGTACTACTCAAACTCACACAGCTTCAGTATCTGCTAATCCATCTCCTGGTTATGGTACTGGATTTGCAGTAAGAGCGTTTGAAGAGGCTCAACAAGGTACTTCTCACGGATACTACTTTAGAGGTCACTTACCAAAGCAACCTACTCTTGAATCGGCTACTGGTTCTAACTACGATATGTATTCAATTGTAGCTACTAAAGATGGAAGTTCTCATTCTCAAATTCACGGAGTTGACAATTTGATTGAAATTACTATTGCATTACTAGACGGCGGAAACGCTAATAGCGCAGCAGTTCAAGCAGATCTTAACGGTTACTTTACAGGAGCATTTGCCCCACTTGGTTTAGTATAATTTATTAACTTTTAAAATTTAAAAAAAATGGCAAATTCAAATTTAA